TGCAATCAATTCAAAGTCTGGTTGAACCTCAACAGTGTCATTCTCATTCATTTCTTTAACTGAACCTAATCCTCTTGAAGATATACCAAGTTTAATACCACTTTTAAATAATTCTTTTAAGATGTTTCCAGCTGGTGTCCCTAAAACCTCAACTGTACCAACTAAGTCATTATCTTTCCAATGCATTTCCAATACATTGTGAGATACATTGTTCAAGTTAACAACTGATGAATCTGGATGGTCAAGTTCTCCTAATGCTCTTCTTTCTTTGATTTGAACAGATGAATATTTTTTAGCTTCTCTCATCAAGGTTTCTTTTGGATAAACTCTTCCGTTTTGATTCTTTGCTTCTGCTCTTTGCAATACACCTTTAACAACAAGTCTCCCACCATTTTTTGACATTGACTCATTTATTTGTTGAGGGGAAACCTCAAATGGTATATAATCTACTATTACTTGTTTTGACATTTTTGTCTCCTATGCTCCTATTACAAATTCTGCTTCATCTGATATTTCACCTGCTATTATTTGCCAATTGTCACCATCATATAATAAAGTTACAGTTCTTTTAGCTGCATCTGATGTTAGTTTTGAACCAGCTGCAAAATTATTTGGTTTGATTTGTAAATTCTTACTACCTATCTTGTTGAAATGTATAATTCTTTTTACTTGTCCTAATACCCCATCCCCCAATGCTACATGTGAATCAGTAACACCTGCGGAGGTAACTAATGATGTTGTGGTTTTTAAAGATAACTGAAGAGCTGCCGTAGCTATTGGAGTTGCCGCCACACTCTCTATGTCTTCTGCAGTACCACCACCAGCATTTTGTGAATCAGTAATTCCAGGGTCTAATACAAATCCTAAAGCTTTTTTCTGTTTATCAGTTAAACCAGTTCCATATCCTGATGTTAATGTTTGTTTTATAGCCATTATCCTATCACCATTTCTGCTTCATCTGATATTTCACCTGCAACCACTTGCCAATTCGTACCATCAAACCATAATTGAACAGCTCTAGCTGCTGAATTTGAAGTTAAAGTTGAACCAGCTCCAAAAACATTAGAACCACCAATTCCATCCTCAGGTGTGATAACTAAATTTTGTGAATTACCTAGTATTTTGTGTATAATAATTTTTAATTGTCCTTCAACACCTTTACCTAATGAAACATGTGTTGAATTAGTAGCAGTGGTTACTAAAGAGACTGTGGTTGTTGGTGATAAAATTGTTGCATTACCTGCACCATTACCTGCGGCAACAGTTTCAGTACTATAAACAGTTGGTTTCAATACCCAAGCTCTAGCGAGTTTTTGTTTATTAGTTAAACCAGTTCCATATCCTGATGTCAAGATTTGATTATTACCGTCTATTATTTTTGGCATTTAAATGTCCCCTATTTCCAAGCATTTCGTTTTAACCATATATCTCTCAATATATCGCCAACGACATCTCTAATTAATTTATTTATTTGTTTTAAATCTTTATCATCAAGAGCTTCACTTACAAATGTAAAACCAGTACTCTTTTTTAATCTTTTTTTCTTTTTCTTTTCGTCTGATTTTGTACTAAAAGCAAATGGTGTTTGATACCCAGCAACATCACCAGTGGTAGTTATTTCCTCTAAAGATTCTTCATCCAAGAGTTCCATAGTTAGTTTTTTCACTAACTCTTTAAATAACTTTTTGTTTTTTATTTCCACTTTTCTTCAACTCTTTTAATAGTTCTAAATATCTCATTGTTTGAACAACATATGAATCTTTAACAACATCTGACTTATCATTAATCCCACAAAGCTTATTAATTGATTTTATAGCTTCTGTCATTTTGATTTTCACTACTTCATCTTTAAGATTTTTAGAATGTTTCTTTAAATCTTCTTTTAATCCTTTTACAATTGCCTTTAAAGTATCTTTTAATGAATTTGTATTGGATACATTATTAATATATTCTCTAAGTAAATTCTTTTGGTCTTTACTTAATTTTGTATATTTTTGATTAAATTTCTCTAATAGAGTTTTGTAGGTTAAAATTCTTAAATCTTCATCATCTGGTAATGTTCTTACGGTTTCTGATAATTTAATACTTTTTTCATCTGTTGTAACATGTTCAACTATATTGAAAAAAGACTCAGTTTTTTGGTCCGGTGATAAAGATTTGTTATATTCAAATAAAGTATAAATGGATGCGTAAGTTTTATAATTTGGAACTTTAGAAGACATAAATTTTTGAAGATTGTAATTAGACTGAATTTCTTTTATTAAATTATATCTTTCTCTTCTTAGAACCGAATTGTTTAAATCATTCCTAGCTTTCATTACTTCATTTATAAAGTAGTCAGCCTTTGTATCTGATTTAAATTTCTTTGTTATTAACACATTGTATAGAGCTAATTCCTTACCTAACTCCGTGTTTTCATTAAATTTCTCTTTAACAATCTTAACCGCTTGTCCATTGTCTTTATTTAATACGTCAGACGTAATCTGCCTAAGTAAAAATTCAAACAATAAACCCGTGTTGCGGATTTTGTTATGTTTAACTTTACGCATGTTTGAGTCCCCATTTTAATTGGTCACTATATATGTAATTATTCATATATAAATATAATGTTTTTACTAAATAACTTAAATTATTCTTCTTCATCTAAAATTATTTCCTCATTTAATATAGATTTGTCTAAATTTTTACCAAACTTATCTTGTAATTGATTTAACAAACCCTCTCTTGCAACAATCGTTCCACCTTTACCCATAGCCAATGGTGATTTACCCTTGAACTCTCGTTTTCCATATCGTTCTCTTTCGTATTTTGTCGCGTCTTTTAAGTCTTTTGCTGAGTATTCATTCCCAAATTCTTTCTTACCAGTTCCACTTCTTCTATCACCACCGTGTTGTCCGACTTGTTCTTCAAATTCATCATCACCCCTTCGGCTGGGTCTGTTCCCTCAGTTTCAATCTGTTCCATTCTAAATGCTTGTTTTCTATCTTCAATAACACCATTGAATACATCCACTTTTTCTTGGTCGTTTAATTCAAAGATGTTATCATAAATCCATTGTCTTGAAAATAATTTATTTTCAATCAAGTCATTAGCTATTTCTTTTTTCTGTGTTAATAGTTCTAATTTTTCTTGTTGATGTATCATAGATGGATTTGTTAATTCTAATTCAAAATTAATCAATTCTGCATCATCAAACCCTTGTGTGTATAAATGAACAATTGCAATCTTTTCTAATTCAGCTACAATGATTTTTTGTAGTCTTTCAATCGTTCTTGCAAATCTAACATCCTCAGCTGCAAGTGTTGCTTTACTACCTACATTCTCATCATACCCAAGAAATGCTTTTGGTATTTTCAATGCCGCCATCATTTTGTTTCTCAAGTATTCCACATCTTCAATAGCACCATCATTACCCAAACCTGGTAAAGTATCAATTGATGTTCCACTATCTCCACCACGAACAGGTAAGTAATAATCCTCTGTAATGGATTCCATATTGTATTTTAAATTATATTCACCATTTGCATTCATCACAGGTGTTTTTTTCATCTTACCAATGATTTGTTGCATAAAGTTATCCACTTCATTTGGTGGTATGTTTCCAATGTCTACTTTGAATATTCTTTTCTCTGGCGCTCTCATCATTCTATGAATCAACATAGCGTCTTCCATAAGAGTCAATTGTTTAAATACTCTTCTAGCACCCTCCAACATTGACTTACCATAAGGTAGATAATTAGTATCAGCAAGATTTCTGAAGTGAGCTACTTCATAATTTTCGTGAACATCATTTGGTTTTGAACTTCTTCTTGTTTCTGAATATTGTTGAACTTCAAATTGAACTAATTTAGGATTACTTGGGTCATGTCCCTCTAATCTATTCACTTCATATACTGAAAGAGGTTTTACATTCACAACTCCGTGTTTATCCAATATATCTAAATGTAAATAAAAATCACCATACTTCGTCATATTTCTTATATAACTCCATAGGTTAAATTCAATATTCATTATATCATAAAATAAGTTATGTAAAATTTTATGGACTTTTGGGTTATCTGTTTTAATTTTTAATATTCTGTTTTCAATATTATCAACCGTAGATTCATCACAATAAATATCCAATGCTGATGATATGATTGGGTCTGCATCCATTAATTCATAATCTCTAAATAATTCTTTTCTAGCCACATCATATGCATTTGCATTTTGTTTAGCCGCATATGAAGAACCACCATATCCACTTGAAGCTATTCTATTATATCTATCAATAAAATTTGATGTTAGAGCGGTTTGTGAAAATTCAACATCTTTTACTTTCACTTCACCATCATCTGTTTTTCTAACTACGATTTGATTTTGAAATAATTTTCCTAATCTCGTTAATATGTTTTCGTCTGCCATTTTTTACCTCTTATTTAATTAACCAAGTTAAATCTTCTTTTTCGTCACCAAAGTCCATTTCATATGGATTCTTTCGTGGTTGTCCTACAGAACCTACTCCAAACCCTGCTGCATGTTCGGATTTATTTCCATTTGACTTCAACATTGAGTTCATTGTTGCCCATTGTTGGTCATTTTTATCTTTCTGTAATCTTAGAGCCGTATCTCTAACCCAAAGGGCTATTGAATAAGACATAACTAAGTCGTCATTGTAACCTTGCATTGCTTCTGCTTTTGATTGTGAAACTCCACTCTTGTATATAAATACAAACAATTCATCAATTAATCTATTTGAATGAATCTTCACTAATTTTTCTCTTGTATATTCTTCCATTTTAGCTATTACTAATGGACGAGTCTTTGTGGTTGTTGAAAAACCAGGCACCATATTTCTATCTTGTGCTCTGTATTTGTTATTTATCTGATGTTCAACATCAACCACTTGTAAATCTTTTGATTGGTAAAATAAATTTTTATATCCTCTATCTATGATGGTTTGTATTGTAGCCCAACCAATGTTGTTGTTCTCAACTACTAATAAAGCATCATTGTATTTTGTTGCAACTTCAATTAAGAAGTTTCCATAATCCGTTGTACTCAATTGTCCTTTATATTCTGCAACTTGTTCCATATCTTCAACTTCAAACACTTGACAAGCTGAGAAATCCGTTCCATCACCACGAGCCACATCAGCAACCACGATATATTCTTTTGTGTAATCAGCCTGTCTAAATACCCAAAGTCCTCTATCCATTCCTAATTCTTCAATTGGTGATTCAATCATTTCATCTTTATACCATTGTAGAATTGCAGGGTCTACTACTGATTGTCCACTTGATAGAAAGTCCGTATCACACTCTTGAGCTGCTTGTGAAGGTCCTAAAATCTTATCTTGTTCTTTTCTCCACTCTTCAGTTCTTTCAGGATGGTCTGTCCAATGTAATCTAATGGTATGAAATTCATTCGTACCCTCTTCAGCACCCATCCATTGTTTATGAAACCAATTCCCTACACCATTAGGTGTTGATAAAGCAATACAACCACCACCAGTCGCTAATGTTTGTTGAGCAGCTGTCCATATAGTATCAATTCTATCAATAAATGCCGCCTCATCAATTATTAATAATGATAATGCTTCTGAACGACCGGCTGATTCATTTGAAGCGATTGCTTTAATTTGAGAACCATTTTTAAATCTTAATGATAATTTATTTATCTCTTCTGTCCCAGTCTTCAACCATTGAGGTAAATTCTCATACATTACTCTTACTTTTGTAACAAGATTTTTAGCAGTTTCTTTGCCTGTAGCAATTACTAATACGTTTTTATCATTGTGAAACAACATCAACCATAAAGAGTATCCAGCTGATAACGTGGATATACCTAATTGACGAGCTTTAAGAATTATATTATATCTATTGTCCTTGAACTCTGTCAAACATCTTTCTTGATAAGGATATAAGTCAAACTTAACCTTACCTTTGGTAGGATGTTGAATAGTACAATACTTTCTCATAAAATGTACAGGGTCAGATGCACACTTTAAATATTCTCTTTGTATCGCTTGTTTTAAATCACTCACTTTATTTGTCCTGCTAAAAATACTGAACCACTTGTTATTATCATTCCACCAAAGAACCAAAGATATTTATTATCATACCATTTTGGTTTTATTGTTTTTATCATTTCATCTTTAATTTTAATTTGCTCTTCATAAAGTTGTGCTTGTTCATCACATTCATCTATATATTCATCACATTCTTCTAATTGACTTTCAAAATTCAAATAAGCACTCTCACATACTTCTCTTTTAAATTCAAGAGCTTTTATGTTATCATACATATTTTGAACTTCTTCCTCTGAAAAACAAGTTCCTTCACAAATGTCTTGCGTGAATGAAAAACTTAGTAATAATATCAATAGTAATTTAATAACCACTTCTACCTCCTCCTGAAGTTCTTCCACCACCCATACCACCAGTTGATGTTTGAGTTCTTCTTTGAGTTCTTTGAGTTGAAGTTCTTTGAGTCGTTGTTGTTCCTCTATTCATAGTTGTTTGAGTTCGTGTTGTTCTCGTTGGAGTTGTTGTTCCTCTATTTCTTGTTCTTCTTCCTCTTGTTTGACTTATACCATTTGTTCTACTTCTACTACCATTAGGAGGAACAGTAGTTACAACAACTGAACCATCAGGTGTCCCAACACCCTCCATTGTGTGTTCTGTCATTATAGTTCCATCTTGATGTTGATGTAATTTTGCCCCTACACTGACTAAATTACCATTTGGTAAATAATATCTTGGTGTTGTTGGAGCTGTAAACAATCTCGTAACTGGATTTTCATCACTAACAGCGGTTTCTTGTTGAATAGGTTCAATTATTGATTCCGAAGCTAACACCAACAATTGTCCTCCAACACTAAAACCATCATATCCTTCCATCGCACCGGTAGTTGTTGTAAAAAATTCACCCGATTGAGTTTTTAATACTGTCCCATTGTAAGGTTCACCAGTTGATTTTATAACATATTGTCCATTATGTCCTGGTTCGTGTGGCATTATTTTTTCTCCTTGCTAAAGTTTTTTAAGAAATCCTTAGCTTCTTTATTAGAAACTTTCTTTTTCTTATATTTTTTCTTTTTAATATCATTAAGAGCTTTTTTCTTATTTTCTAAACTCTTTTT